CTTGTTTATCTGCTCGTGTTAGAATAACTCCAATGCTCTCCATTTGTCTCTTCATAGAATCAAAGGTGAACCAAGGTGCGGATTCAGCATCAACTCCTGCAACGAAATCATCTCCATAAGTTATCAAACTCACATGTTGCTGGAAATTTTTGCTACACTTGTCGGGGTTTAACTCTCGATAAGCTATCCTAAAATAAACAGAATTTACCATACAGTTGACGAGAACTGTCACGATATGACCACTTGGATTATTCCTCAAAAATGTCACAAGATCACCATTAAAGTTGATCCAGGCATAGGCTAAATCCGTAGCTAACGCGTGAAAATGGTTTTTCTCCTTCTGCGTGATAGACCTCACACGCTTAAGAAGTTTCATCGGAACTAACAACACTGAGAAAATAATCATCGCCATCATTGACTTATCATACTCTTTGTAATCCCCATCGAACATAGTCTCACCATGCTTCAACAGGAAGTCGTAAATTTTATGCCAATCTACAGAATGTGTGTTAGTACCAACAGCGCACTCAAACACTAGACGATTTCGTTGTACAACACGGATAAATTTACCTAAAACCATTCTACCCACGATAGTGTGGGCAAAAGGTCCTGCGCAAAATACTCGCGTCGCACCAGATTCTATCTTGGCGAATGCGCGTGGTTCGTCTTTTAAGCTACCAGTAAAAATAGGATTGGCTCTGATTCCATTATCATACAATTCTAGAATCCTATCTACTTCAGCTTGAATTTCAGGCATCAAGTCCACCTTGCCTGTAGGTTGCCCATGTTCATCAACACGGGGTATCACCACGAATTTTTTGGACTTATTGTGTGGAAAACCTGCACTTGTATTAAAATTGATTTTATCCATGTACTGAACTCCATCTCTTCCATTTAATGCAGTCTCCAAATCCGTGAATCCCATCAGCTCTCGCTCAGCCTGTGGGAGATTATTCCAAACGTCATCTATGTAATTGTCACACGCTTCTTCTACTCTCGAGTAACTCAACGGAAATTCGTTCCCGAGCATAGGACCTATAGCTTTTGACCAAGGTCGATATGATCGCAAATCGGGTTGACCGTG